CGCCACCCCCACCGCCTGTGTTTGCAACACCAGAAGTGGCGCTAGCAACACCAGTGCCTCCAAACCCCGAACGAGAGGCTCCTCCACTTCCGCCACCTCCGCCGCCACCAATTCCAGCAAGTTGGCCTGTATCCCCAATACCACCACCACCGCCAGCGTATTGAATTGGTGAGCCTGTAATATTAGAAACTAAGCCTGTACCGCCGTTGCCACCGTTAATAGTAGATCTTGCAGTAATTCCGACAGAGCCTGCACCGCCGCCACCGCCACCGTTAAACTGTGTGCTGCCTGTGCCACCAGAATTTCCTTGCCCAGCAGTACCTGCGCCGGGAGTGCTAGCTGCATAGTTTCCACCGCCGCCAGAACCACCAGAAGTCGCTGAACCGTTGTACGCTGCGCCTCTACCACCGCCTGTGGCAGTAATTGTTGTGCTACCAGCTAGTACAGAATTGCTACCCGCTGTGCCTGAAGATTGTCCCCCAGTACCACCAGCACCAACTGTAATTGTGATGCTTGAGCCAACAGTTACAGCGTATCCAGTAGCAGTAAGCAAACCACCAGCCCCGCCACCACCGCCTGCTTGACCGCCTCCGCCCCCGCCAGCCACGACAAGGTATTCCACCGTTGTAGGAGCAGTGTTAATGCCATTAAAGGCAGCAGAAACGTAACCGCCTGTGTATCTTTGAGACATGGAAGTCTCCTATCAGGTGATTGCTTCGAAGCTAGCTGTGTAAGTCAACGCAGATGCGGTGCCTGATGTAACGCCAACAGACTGGCTTTCCGTCACATAGAACGAAGTTGTCTTGTCAGTCACGATCACAGAGGCATTTGCTGGTACGCTAATCTGGTAAGCCAGATACGCAATCACAGTGCCGCTACCAAACGTTGCGTTGTTGGCGATAGCCACAGTACAGTTAGCCGCAGACGCGGTAGTGTTAGACACCACAATCGAGTCAATCTTATTAACCGTGCCTGTTAACGGTGTTAAACCGGTCAAGGTTGTTGTACCGTCGTACGTCCATGACGTAGTAGCACTTGTGGTTGAAGGGATCACATAGGCTGTGTTTCCCTTGATTACCGTTACGTTAACAATATTTGGATTTGCCATGTTAGCTCCTTAAATTAACCGAAGACGATCGCCATGGCGATTGCTTTACCTGTGGTTGCAAGACTTCCGCTTGTTGGAAGGGTGACGTTGGTTGTACCGGTAACAGTCAGCGTTGTAGCGTAGTTACCTGAGATTGTAAGCGTGCTGGCTGCATTGTTTGCAACACCTGTGCCGCCGTTAGCAGGAGCTAATGTACCAGCAACAGAGACGGCTCCAGATGTGGCTGTAGAAGGTGTTAAACCCGTGGAGCCAAAACTGATTGTAGAAACACCACCAGAGCTTGAAGCAGTCTTTACATAGTCTGTGCCGTTGTAGTACACAAACGCTTTTTCACCAGCGGCAATTGATACAGGCGATGATTGGCCTGAACGTTGGAACAAGACAGCGTATGTAGCCGTAGTGTTGTCAACCAAGTAAATCTTGCTATAGCTTGGAGCTGTGATTGTCTTTGTGCCAGTCAGCGTACCGGTAACTTGAATCACCATGTACTGGGCTGTTGTGGTAGTGAAGTTAGTGGCGGATGCACTACCAGTTGTATTGGTAAGAGTTACCGCGCCATCACCAGCAAAAGACAGCGTACCTGCAATAGCAATATTTACGTATTCAGTAATACCGTTATTGACCGTATCGCCCCATGTACCCGAGAGCGTGCCTTGCGTTGGGGTTACTAGCCCTAGTTGTCCTGTTGTAGCTGCCATGTTCGTTCCTTACGAAGTATTTATATTCTGCCAAGTTGTTGACTGTTTGTCATCAATTAATTGCCAAACATTTGATTGCTTGTCATCGATGAGCTTCCAATAAACAGCCACCACATTCCCAACACTACCCGTTGCTCCGTTACCCGTCAAATCAAGCGTCCTAGGTGTGCCCAGATTTCCAACAAAACCTGCTGCGGCAACACCCGTCAAGTCCACCGACTTAGCAAACACCACAGTACCAACATACGCCTGCGCTTGGTTTGAGTTCAGCGGCACAATCGGCCCATTAACCTCACCCTGCGCGTAGTTGCCTGTTATTTCAGAACTACGTGTAACACCAAAAGTTCCAACACTACCTACCGCTGGTGTTCCAGTTAAAGCCACATCAAAAGCATCGCCCGGTGAGCTTAGAGCACCTGAAGAAGTGTTGCCCGTCAGCCCAATCGAACGCGCTCCTAGCGCCACATTCCCGACCGCACCGCTGGCAGACACGCCAGTGATTGCAAACCCACGCTCAAACCCTACAGTTCCTACTTCTCCGTTAGACAACACCCCAGTAATTGGGAACGCTCGTTCGTAACTAAAAGTACCTACTGAACCAACTGCGCCAACCCCAGTAAGCGTAAAACCATAACCAAACCCAACCGTACCAACTGAACCTGTAGCGCCAACACCCGTAATCCCATACGAATACTCAACGCCCAAACCAGCGCCGCCCCATGCCCCCGAACCCCAAGTATCGTAACCCCACCCCGTACCTACAAGGCCGGAGGCGGAGACACCTGTAAGGGCTATAGCAACGTCATTGGAACCCCACGCGCCGTCGCCCCATGCTTGGGAACCCCATGCGCTAGCCATAGCTTACCCTTTAGGTTGTAGCGATACGCAACAACGCAGCAGCAGTGGTGTTAGCAGGCATAGTCAATGTAAACGTACCAGCGGTAATTGTCTGTGAACCAAAGGTATGAACGCTGACAGCCTTATTACTCTGAGTAGAGTTATAAATAAACACTGTATCGAATGCAGTTGTCAAAGTCACGGTTGTGTACGTGATTGAAGCTGAAGGCGTCCAGTAAGCTGTACCGGCTGTTGTCGATGTATTAGAAGCCAAAGGCGCGGTAGCATTAGTTACCGTTACACCGCCAGCCGTATATCCCGTACCGGTTACTTCGCCGGAAGATGAGTACACAGTTGTTGACGCATTCAACGTAGCAGATGTTAAATACAAAGCTGCTTTAAACGTGTCTGCAGTAGTAGCAGCACGGATAGGCGCTACACCAAAATTGTGGGTTGCAGTAAGAACTTCGCCTAAGAACGAAGTGCACATTGCTTGGGTATTAGCCATGATGTTTCCTTATGTAAGAGATGCTGCTTCAGCAACAATTGGGGGCATTTTCTTCAGAGTTACGTGCGCTGAACGGTGAACCAGCTCGCCATCCAACCAATACTCCACCCAAGTGGTGTACTCGTCCTCATTATCGACCACTCCTTCTTTTTTCTCAAGCAAGGAATCGTCCATATCGCCTTTGGTCGTAGTAACAATCAATTTGAACTCCTAATCAACGAAGTGGTTGCGCCGTTGGTCGGCATGGTAATTGTGAATGTGGTCGTAGAAGTCTTGTCTGAACCAAAGTCCAACACAGCAACAGATTTGTTGCCTTGCGTAACGTTATAGATTAACGCGCATCTAGCTGTGATTGCGCCTGTCCAAGCAATATTGGGGAAACCTACATACGCCGTAGAACCAGAAGTGCTGACTGTAATTGGCGTTAGTTGCGAGCCACCTGCTGAGTATGTACCCGTAGCCGCCACTTCATTATCTGTGCTATACACGGTTGTGTCTTCATTCAGATTAGCATTGGCTGTGTACAAAGCAATCTTGATAACGTCAGTCGTCAGGTCATGAATACCTTGATACAACTGTGCTTTAAAGCTGGTAGTCTGGGTCTGAACAATCGCCATATCAAGTTACCTTTTGACGGAACTGACCAGAACGATAAGCGTCTTGACGCTCCATACCATCGCCCAAACGTTTAGCAAGTGCAAGCGCTTCTTGGTACTTGGTGTTATACAGCAGCATCATGTCTTGCTCACCCTTCATGTAGGTATAAGCCTCGACCAATGAACCATACAAAAGTACCGTATCAAAGTTATCACCCAACCATGTTTGACCATCAGATGCTACTGTAATGGACTCTGGGTAATAGTAATAGTGCAGTTCGACACCATAACTTTTATCCGCTGTCGGGCCAATTATGAACGAAAGCTCGTCATAGATTGTAGAACTCAATACCGTTGGGCCAAACAACGCGTAGTACTTAGGCGTACCTGTATCTGTTGTTGGGTTAGGGTATGCCTGACGGATAAAGTTAACGTCTTTATTAAGCAGATATTCGTAGTTGCCATCAGAATCAATAACCGCCATTGAATAGACAGCTAAGAAGTCAAGCGGGCAATCTAAATATTTCGTGTTAATAGCGATCGTACTGGTAACGTTCTTACGAATAGAGGGGAACTGCACCGAGTTATAAATACGCTGTTCAGCCTGAGTCACGAAGACAGGAATCTCCGCCACGAAGTTTGTCTCCGTGTTCTCCGTGTAAGCTTGGATAGCAGCTTTTAACTCGGTGTAATTCATGCCATTGGGCCTCTAGACATCAGACCTTTAGTAGCCGCGCCTGTGCCGCGCATCTTGATACCGGTCGTTTTAACCTTCTCATCGCCAGCAGATTTGCTGATGTTACCGATAGTCACGTCATACTCATCAAGCTTGCTCTTGTTTGGACGTGCGGCAAGCTGGCTTGTAGCCTCTTTAGCGCGGTCAACATAGGCTGAAGCGGGTTTATTGTTGCGATTAGACCCAGTTTTAATTGGGGGGCTATTCTTTGTAGTTGGTTTAACTTGTGTAGCCATGATTAACCTCGTTTCTGATTAGCGACTTTAGCCAAATTACGGCCCATAGACATCATGTCTGCATTGGTTTTGCCGCCCTTGCCTTTGCCGCCTTTAGCACCGCTTTCAATACCAACGGTCGGGCCGCTATCACCAAGGTTTGTACCCTTAGTTTTGCCTGACTTGGTAATGCCGTCTGCTGCTTTTCTGAATCCCATTTTAATCTCCTAAGTAACTGTTACCGTAACTGTACCAACATATGTCGTTGCCACCAAGTAATTTGGTGTTAAAGACGCATCAAAAGTACTCGACCCGCCAACTGGAGCCCAGCCCCATTGAATATCCCGGGAACCACCCGTAACGTAACCAGCAGCATCGGGGGCATTACTGGTTGAGTTAACTGTCTGCAATCCATTTGTACCGGCGGTGTAGTAAGTCGTATCTCTACGGGGGTTACGCACAGCCTGCGGATCATCAACTGGATACATGCCTAGCAACAACTGTGGTTGGTCGGGATCAAAACAAGCAGCACACACAAGCAAATTGTAAATCTTAGTCTTTTGAATCTCTTTACGGAGTGCCGTTAGTTTAAACTGGAAGCCACAGCGATCGCACATGGCGATACTGTTCTTGCCGGAAGCAAACCTATTGCCCATTTACGTACCACTTCCAATAAACATTTGCCTCGGTACAAACCTTAAAGAAGCGTGTTCTTGATCTTCACCAGCAGCTAACTGCCAAGCTTCATCGTATTGAGCTTTAAGGACGTCCAGACGCTGAGCGCCATTCTCTACCTTAAGTGCAAGATAGTAGGCGAGTCCAGCAACCAAGCAGGGCAAGAAACGGAAAGGTACATCCATAGTCCGAGTGCCGCCACCTGCGTCATCAATACGGCGCATGCGCCAGTAAACGAATTGGTAGGTTTGTGATCCATCGGGAGTCGGCCAAACAGTTACGGATGGCAAGTTTTGTGAGTAAACAGCGGCGGCAGTTGAGTGCGCTACTGCAGTTGTATTATTTTGGCCACGGAAACAGTTCATCAACTGATTGCCGCTGATGTAGCCGTACTGAACAGTTTCAGATTCAATCAGGACAAAACCAGTGGTAGCCAAACCAACTGTAGAAGTTAGCGTAATTGTAGTGGCTGTTGCAGAAATACCACCATTTAATGTAGTCCCTACGGACGATGTTTGACCATCTAAACGCTGAAACCACACCTGAATTGGGCGGGCTTGCTGCAGTTTATTAGGGATGGTCGCATAGGTAGAAACACTGATACGGGTAATTGTCAGGTCAGATTGCGTGGAAGAGTTACCCGCGCCCGTACGAATTACATGTTCTAGCAAATCCACAGTGTCATTCGGCAGCGCGTATGTAGCTAAACCTTGAGTAAAGGTAAGCGTCCCTTGCTCAAACGTCCACATGTTAATGCCACGGTTTGCCCAGTCTGCAAAAAGAAGATTCAAACTTCGTCTTGCAGTACGTAAGTCGTAGCCTGTGCGAAGTTCAGAGCCCGCACGCTCAAACGCTTCCTCAACGATCTCCGTGAGGTCAAGATTAAACGCTGCAACTCCAGA